GACTGGTCTACCCATGACACCACTGGTGAAGTAGTGACAGTAGGCGATACCGTCGATGACAATTGGTTGAAGGAAAGGCACAACCTCCCATCCACCTTTCTCCAGCTTGAAGTCATCATAGCTCATTAGCCCTTCTAGTTTAGCGTCAGATTCTATAGCTCTTTCAATACGCTGTTCGTGATTGCCCAACAGGAATACCATTCGAGGGTTCCATGTCCTCTTCTTGTTACTACGAAGACGCTTCTTCTCCTCTCTGATAGGTGCTAGGAAATGTTCCATAGCGTTCAGACCTGCTGTTATGTCACGAGTATACCGTCGTCCCTCAAAGGACTTCTTACCTACGTCATAGCTACTGAGACTTGGCATGTCCCAGTGATCCCCCAGATGTATGATAACGTCAGGCTTTGTATCGGCTGCGTATTGACCGGCCCAGTACATGTGTTCAACACCGTCACCGGGTTTTGATTGAGTATCAGGTATTACTAAGTGTCTAGTCATTGCTTTTTACTCCATCCGACAGGGCAGGTTTCTGCGGTGTACCAAGCAAATCCCTGCTTGTCTGCCCATTCTTGCATTGTGTATCGTGTCCCGTCAGCTCTACGTCTTGCTCCGGGCATGGCTGTTCTTGGGTTTTGGAAGACAAAGACCAGCTCCTCCTTCGCGCCAAGGCATCGGCTAACATCGACATACTTCTTCGCTTCCGCTCTATCACGAAACCTCCCTTTAGCTTCGATATATAGAGTGTAACCACCACTGTAATATACAAAGTCAGGCTCATACGTCTTAACCTGAGTGTACGTTAGCTTGTTAACATGGTACTCACACCGTTTAAACTTACTATGAAGATCATACTCAAACCAACTGTCATAGCCTTTGGGTATGTTACGTCTCGTTCTCTTCACTTGGTCTTTCCCATGTTTGATTAGGTTCACGACGCAGCCAGAGCAGCCTAGCGTTCTCAATGACACGCTCCTCAGACTCTAACAACTCAACACATTTGTTAAACATCTCTATCTCTGACAAGCCTTCAAGGAGTTTCTGAGACTTCTTATCACCGATACCATACACGCCGACAATGTTATCAGCTTTGTCACCCATGATGATTTGACGGTAGAAGAAAAGCGTCCCTTCTTTCTCGTTAACAGAAGATAGCATACGTTTGTTGAAGTTGTAGTGCTTGCACGGTACTTGTTGGAAGTCCTTATCAAGACTAACAATGATGCTGTCAGGGGTAGCGTCGATAGCAATCAAGTCATCAGCTTCCTCGTTCTCTGATACAACAGCATTCCATTCTTCGATAAGATACTTACGTATTGCTTGCAAGTGTACAGGCTTTTCCTTGTCCTTACGGTTGCCCTTGTAAGGCGCAGTAACAGCTATGTCGTTACGGAAGTTACCCTTACCTGTTAGGTAGACACGGTACTCTGGTTCGCCATCTATCTTAACGTACAGATCACTGACCAGATCAGATAAGAAACTGCCCGTAGTATAACAGGCAGTCTTAGCTGACTCATCATTGCACTTGAAAGCACAACGATAAGCTACGATGTCACCGTCGATTAGGATCACAACGCTTCCGCTTCAGATACAGAATTGTCAGTGTACTCAATCAGGTTTGTAACCTTCATCTTAATCATGGAAGGCGACCGACCAGTACCAACAGACCAATCGTAATAACCTACAACAGCGATTGCTTCTGATCCGTTAGAGATAAGTACATCTTCAGGTATCTCAACACCGTCAGCGTCAGTCAAGCGCATAGGGTTGTTAGACTTCATGGTGATAAAGAAGCCACGGTCATCACCTTTGTTGCTAGGTGCAATACCCATCTCTTCAATGGCTTCGATAGCTTTATCGCTAAGGTTGCCAAGCTGCACTTGATACTTGTTACTGTACTTGTTGAGCTTGTTACGCTCACACCAGTAAACAGTTCCGCGTACAGTGATGGGTGGTAGTTTATTTGCAGACATAATGTTTCTCCTAGTGGGTTTCTGCCCAGTTGTTACCTACTCTATATTCACCGTCTAAGGGACACCGTAGGTTTAATGTCTCACCGGCGATTCTGATAGCACGTACACCGATACGTCCAACTGTATCTGCGTAGTGCTTTGTTGTCTCTATCTGCCACTCGTCATGTACGTTGGCAACAAATCTGTGTGGTATGTTCTTCAGTCTATCTGACAAGTGTATCAAAGCTTGCTTCATAACGATAGCCCCAGCACCTTGTAATAACGTATTCAGCGCGGCGTGTTCTGATCTGACTCTGAGCTTTCGTCCGTCGAGTCCAGCAAGTACGCCTGACTGAGCCTCGATGTGTGTATCTCCTCTAACTCTTTCAAGAGACGGCGTGTTAGATAGAAATGTTTCTTTAAGTCCTCGTCCAGTGTGGCTATTTCCTCCAACGATAGCTCCGATCTTAGCATCTCCGGCTCCATACAGAAACGCATAAATGAATGTCTTTGCAAGAGGCCGCGTCTTAAGTCCAGCTGCTCGTTGATTAGCCGTATGTATATCGCCATTGAGGATTTCATTAGTATAGTCTTCGTCATCCATGTAGTGAGCTAACATACGTAGCTCTAAGCCGCTGGCGTCAATGCCAACAAGAACATTACCTTCATCCACAGTCCAGCAAGACCTGCACTCAGTACCGAACGGTGCAGACACGGCTGGTACTTGTGCCATGTTAGGACTGAGGTGTGTCATACGTCCTGTCACAGCACCGTTAGTGATGACCCTGCCGTGTACCCTGCCGTCGTCCTTGACTGCCTTGAGCCACGAATCTATCTGAGCTACTCGCTTCTGCAACATCATGTAACGTGCAACTGCTTTGGCTTCAGGTAAGTTTATACTATCAAGCACCTTCTCATCGACGATGATGTTACCCTTCTCTGTCTTCTTTTTAAACGTAACACCAAGACCTTGCAGACGTTCAGCTATCTGCTTACGTGATCCGGGATTGAATATTGTTACTTTATCTTTCAAACGCTTGCCTGTCTTCTCAGAGATACGCTCCTCAACGATAGGCGGGAAGATACTTTGCAGCTCTGCTTCGATGTTGTTCATCTCAAACATAAGATCCATCATCAACTTATCAGCATACTCCGTATCTAACTTGAACCCGTTCTGTTCCTGCTCAGTCACGGCCCAGCCTACGCTGTGTTCCAGATCAATAGACTGCTGAGAGAAGTTTTCATTGCGTAGCTGTAGTTCTAACCACTTGTGAACCTGTTCAGTCAGCTCAACGTCAGCAATACAGTACTCGATCATCTCGTCGCAGAGTCCACCGTCGTAGTCAGTGAAGTCTAGCTTACCGGTTCCTCCAAGTATTGTTCCCCAGTTCCGAAGTGAATGCCCTCCGTCCTGACTGGGGTTGTAGAGTCTGGAGAGGTAGAGAGTGTCCACAACAGAAGACCTATCAACATGTATGTTCCAAACACTATCGAGAACGCGACAGTCAAATCCGATAAGATTATGTCCAACAATTTTGTCAGCTTCATTCAAGACACTCCTCAATGAGTCCGGTGTTGTATGCACCTGTATATCGTTCTTCACCTTTGTAACTGCACACCAGATCGTTGAGTGATCCGTAGTAGTTTCTATATCCAAGTAACAGGTATTCATGGTAAGTCTCATTCAGTTCGTTACGTTCACTGTCGTGGTTAAACTTCTGATAAGTCTCCGTCAACAGTTCCTGTTCTAATATCCAGCTCCCAATCTTGCTCATGGTATACCATCTCCTCTAGGTCTGCGAGTGTACGTAGATCAGCACGATCAACCACATCGCTGTCATCTAGACTAACAGCAGCGCAACGGTTGCACAAGTCTACAAACTCTTGACTCCCTGCAAACCGTCTTGTTGCTTCGTAGTCTGTTAGCTCTACGTCACACGCAATACATCTCACTTGTTAAGTTCCTTAACGAAATCATCAACTGATATTAAATCATCTTGCTTCATGGCGTGCAACATACCAGACCCAAAGTTTTTAAGTGTGCTGTCTGATAGTAGCTGCTCTCGTTTAGCAAGCCCACCCACTCTGTAGCTTGGGAAGGTTCCTATCATTAACATATACCAATCACAGGGTTTTCCTTTTTTATGTACACCAGCAATCAAATGACCGGTGACATACTTAGTAGCTTTTATGTCCAGTGTTTCCCCTTCCACAATTAAGTCATGGTCAGGTAGCACATCAACCTCTAAATCAGGCCAGACATTTAAAATCTTAGCAGCTGCCATTTCAGATGCAACACCTTCCAGATCTGTTTCATGATCTGATTGCGGCCCTTTCCTGTTGTTCGGTATTCCCATCTTTCTAGCAGACTCATACCGTTTTTTTGCTATGTACTCAGCAACTTTCTGTTCGGTTTCAGATAAAGTAATTTCATAGTGCGACATCATGCTTCTCCTCCCGCTGTGTCAATCTACCCGTTGCTTCATTGTAGAATACTTCACAGGCTTTACCAGTCTTTCCAGTGTACCTGTTCTTCAACACCCGCAGCACGGTCGTGTTTCTGACAATAGGATCGTCACTCTGACTGTTACGTTCAGCACCGATGACCGCATCAGAGAGCTGTGCAATCGACGCAGAGCCACGTAACATACCAAGGCTAGTGACAGCACCGTCCTCCAATTGCTTCCCTTCAGGCCGTCTCAGGTGGCTTACAAGAAACATACAAATTCCCATCTCCTGTACGAACGTCCGCAGCTTAGTCATAATCATATCTAAAGCACGTCGTTCATCACCGTTGCTCTGGTCAGAGACAAGGATAGAGACGTGATCCAGTACGA